TTAGTTTTATTAGCTCTCTTATTGTGTTCATTTTATTATCCTCACCTTCTTTCCTAACAACTTGCAGACTTCAGCCATTGTCATATCAACAGTCTTCCGGTTGTCTTTTATGCAACCGTTTGAGTTCTCACAGTATACTTCTCGGTCTTCATCATACTCTCGCTTTCTCCAGTAACCGGTTGAATCCTCGCGGTAGACTTCTCTGTCTTCCTTATATTCTCGCCTCGACCAGTAACCGGTTGAATCCTCGTAGTATACCGGATTGCCGTCCTCATATTCACTCTTCCACCAGAAGCCATCTGAGTCCTCGAAGTAAACCTGATTGCCATCCTCATCATACAGGTAGATAGGATTGTCAATGTCAAGCTCTTTACCATTACTAAGTTTTGTTAGCTCTTTTATTGTGTTCATTTTATTATCCTTATGTTTTTACCAAGCTCTTTAATTACTTCAGCCATTGTCATACCAACAGCCTCTCGGTCGTCTCTTATGTTACCGTTTGAGTCCTCATAATAGACGTGATTACCTTCCTCATATTCACTCTTCCACCAGAAGCCATCTGAGTCCTCGAAGTAAACCTTATTGTCATCTTTATATTCACTCCTCCACCATTCACCCTCTGATGTCTCAAAGTATACTTGCTTACCGTCTTTATATTCTCGGCGGCACCAGAAACCATCTGAGTTCTCAAAGTAGATTTCTCTACCATCTCTATCATAGCCGAACTTATTACCATCTCTATCAGACAGGAAGATAGGATTGTCGATATCCAGCTCTTTACGGCTGTCTACTATGTAACCCTTTGAGTTCTCATAATAGACCTCTATGCCATCCTTGCACTCTCGTTTCCACCAGTAGCCGTCTGAAGTCTCAAAGTAGACCAAGTTACCGTCTCTATTATACAGGAAGATAGGGTATTCGATGTCGAGTTCTTTTCCAGTGCTAAGTTTTGTCACCTCTTTTATATTCATGTCGTCATCCTTGTAGTTAAAAGGTACTCATACCCCTGCCCAGCCATTCGCGGTGAATGTATCTGAGCAGGGCTTGAGTGCGGGCAACACGCCCTATCGTTAAACATTAAAACGGTACGTCTTCGGCGTCCATGTTGGTAATGCTGTTGCTCGGCTCACTGGCGATTCCTCATGAAAATAAAATTCCTGCTTCGTCGGCTCGTAATTCTTTCTCGATCGCGCTGTATAGAATCTGCATCGTTTCAGAAATCTGTGCAAGCTCGCCGAAAGTGTCTGCATCGTTGCCAACCTGTTTTTTGATTGCCAACTCCGCCAATTCGAGATATGCAATATGAACTCTGATTGCATCAACCATGCCTTGTTCTGATAGTGTTTCCAACGCCTTATTCATTCTATCTTCCTTCTTCACCTATAATTTCATTACAAATCTTTTGTTCTTTATCAAAGGCCTCTTTTTTCTTTTCTAGTATAGTCTCTACACCTTCAGCCAATGTCTTAATTATCCCTTTACCCTTAAGTAAAAGTACATCTGGACAAGTCTGTAAGGGGATGCGGTAAGATACTGTAACTCCATTATCACAAATTTTCACAAACAAACCATTATCTGTATAGAATCTTATAAGTGATCCTAACAAAGTGTCATCATCCTGCTCTTTACCAATAATTTCTCTAATTTTTTCATTATTCATTTTTTATTCCTTTCAATATATGCCACAGCAAGTAAATTTTACTTGCCAGCCTTTTTATGGGTTCTGCTCATCGTTTTGAACCCCTCAAAAACGGTCGAGAGAAGCATTTTTGAGACCTGAGAGACGCGAAAACCGAAAAAAGGTACTAAGATAAGGGTGAACACCTTTCGACCCTTACAAATCCCGTCATTAACAATCTGGTTTACTTTTTCGCATTGTAGTCTCCTCTCCACCACTTTTGGCATAATAGATACTCATGATAAGCATAATAGAATACTTGTGAAGGGCTTTTTTGCATCCTCCACACTCTATAACGGTAACCATCCATGTCAGTTACCCAAGTTTCACATTTCATGCAAGACGTAAGAGTTAAAGCCAACATTATCGCTATAATTTTAATTTTCATTATAAAATCCTATCTTTGGGTTGTCTACATATTTTTTATTTTCTATCTCACACTCAACTAATGATTCTACTAATCTTTCACCATTATTCCAATACACTACACTATATGTCAAGTAATTATCACAGTTAAATACCCCTATTACCATACCTTCGATATCAGGAAGCTTAATAATAACTCTATCACCTACCTTAAATTTCATATACCTATTTCCTTTATATTTACTTATATCTCGATAGTTATGGGTTTATTTACTATATTATATACTTCATCACATAAAGATACATTGAAAAAATTAACATCATTTTCAAAATATTGACCATAACCTTCATGGATATGCCCAAAAAAATGTGCTTTGGGTTTTACTCTATGTATAACATGATTTTGTAGGGAAAAACAACCACATAATTCTCCATACTTATTTGCATCCAGTATTCCATAAGGGGGTGAATGCGTTATTAGTATATCTGTATCTTCTGGTATGATTTCCCATTTTTTAGCTAATTCATATTTATCAAGGTTGAAAGCCCAATTAAAGAAATTAATCTGCCAGGGGGAGCCATAGAACTTGATATCATTGATAGTAACTGACGAATCCTCAAGATATATAATACCAGCATTCTCTAAATCTTTCTTAGCTTGTTCTTTTGTTTTTTCATTCTCAAGTACTCTGTCATGATTACCTGCTATATAGATAATATTATCAATATTGATTTTACTTATCCATGTAATGAAGTTATTCCATTCTTCTTTAATGCCTGCACCTAAAACATCCCCTGCTATGATTAGTGTATCAGTTTCAGGTATAATGACATCATCATAGAATGTATGTATATCGGCTATACCAGTTATCTTCATTTCATATTACTCCAAATTTCCTTTTTTGCACGCCAAAACGAAGTTTCTTTATTTCTCTTATCCATAATATACTATTATATCCGATTTTTTCATATTGTCAACACTTTTTTAGTCTAAAGGACAATATGCAAATCTTTTTTCTATTTCTGAATAGCCTGGGGTGGTTATCACAAGATTATACCATGAAGCGAATTTGATAAGTGTTTCTGAATCTCTAAGAACATAATCAATGGCTTTTGTTTTATACATATGTTCATTATTAACAATGAAATGTAAAGCCTCTTCCCCTAATATCATTGCATGAGTTCGACCTGTACCTTCAATGATTTTAATTTTACCTTCTTCGATTGGTTCCCAATTCTTTGATCTGTTCCATAGATAGAATATGTCCCATTCAGGTCTTAAATCCATGATTTTGAAAATACTTTCAGATTGTTCACTGTAACGGGTATGTAGAAGTGCATCATCCTCAAACACAGCTATTTGTTTCTGGCCTTTACTTAAGGCTTCCTTTGCTATCTTAACATGAGACATAGCACAACCATAATGACCTATAAACTTTTGAGCTACTCCAGGTACAACAGAAAACTCACAAGCGGATACTCTAGTAAAATCACCAAGTAGTTTTCCATTGTTGTTATTAAACTCTTTGAATCTTTCTGTACTTCTATCTAGATTAATAACATATATCTCATCTACGTAATCATTTAGCATATTTGACTCCTCTTATCTGTAAAATTTATTATGACATATTATAATAACTTTAGAAAATTTGTCAAGATATTTATAGACACTCTTATAATAATAATAGTCAATTAAAATTAAAAAATATGGATAAAATTATATTAAAAATTGTATTCTTTACAAAGGAGAGGGAGAATTTGATTGTATAATTTTATAAAATGTGAGCGTGATGAAGTTTTCATAAAATCAATTGGATACTCTTGGGAGGTAACTAAAAAAAGACATGGAAAGCTTTTACCTGAACTATTGATTCTATGTTCTAATTGTTCAGATGTAGCTTCCTATATCTGTTATAGGTATAATACTACTGGTTTAGCTTTATGTGATAAGTGTTTTTTATCGAGCAGTAGGAACCTTTAGTTTTTCCTTTTCCGCTTTAGTGAGAAGGTTGGTTCGATCTCTCGCTGGTGCGCCACAATCTTTACATCTAAGTGCTTGGTATTTAGCTACATTGGTGTAATAGTAACCATTCTTGATTAACTTATCACTTCCGCAGTTACAGCAACGCTGTTTATTTCCATCCATATAGATTCCTATATTAGGATGTGATCTTATCCAAGGCCTCAACTTAACATAGAGTTCCTCTAGTAACACTACATCTTTACGATTGTAGGTTTCCATCTCCTTCAATGCTTTTTGATCTCCTTTAAGGCAATCACTCCACAATGAAAAAGAGGTATTTATCTTTTGTCCCATGCCAAAATGTTTACAAAGTTCATCAAGTTTATTGCTAGAAAACCCGAAGTGCTTTTTAGCTACGTTACATGTATCAATTGATCTATAAGGCGATGGAGGTACGAGTCCATGAAAAATAAAACGTGAATTAATCTTAGGGATATCAAATCTATCACCATTATGAGCAATGATAATTGAAGCTTCATCTAACAACTTCCATAGTGATTCTATGATACGTGAATCATCCTCATTTATAGCTTCATCTGGTGTGAGAACATCTGATAGTGTGTCAGGTTTATATAACCACTTAGCTGACCATGAGATCATGAACCACTCAGATATCATTTGCTCACTGTGGATATTCTGTTTCCATCGTTGCCACACATATGCTTGTAGAGGACTTGTTTCTATATCCAAAAGAAGCACCTTAGCATAAGGTTCAGGTTTACTTATCTCATAATCTGTGAACAAGAAACCATTTTGCAAAGGCTGGTTATTGTAAAGACTGTATTGAATAGAAGTTCTTGGTATCTGTGTTTGTTTTGATGCTTCTACCTGCGATTCAAATGTTCCTACTAATTGTATGTTACTATCATAACAATATAGCATATATATCCTTTCTAAACTTTGACTCTTCTTTCTGCCATACCTGACATAGAAAATCCTGTTATTTTTCCTTCCTTAACATCATTCCATAGATTATCATCATGAACCTTAACGGTCATATACCAGCTACCTTTAGGAATAATTTGATTAGCCTTTTTTGTATCAGATTCCGCTTGAAAGCTCTCCACAACGGTTACATCTCTTCTTTTACCCCTGTGCATAAACTTTATCACATTTCCCCTGACAGCGAAAGATTCCAAAGCATTCCATATCTCTTCCTCTGTTTCTACATAATCACCATCATGGTCTGGCTCATTCACACTGTAAACGATGCCACCGATGAGTCTTTGGTCTTCTGATTTGACAAAAGATTCTTTATTACTTTTATCAAAATCAATTATAATACTTTCCTCTTCTTCTTCTTTTGTCTCTTTCTCTTCACTAAATTCCATCTTCTGAAACGAAGGGTTACTCTTTGGCCATAGAACAAGGTCATACATAGGGATAACTATTTCATCGTTATGTGGCTCATCTTCTATCTCTACTTCCTTGTTTGTGATCTTTTTGAATTGTTCAGTTAGCATCTCCATATTATCTTCATCAATATCAATAGTGTTACATATATTAACTACCTCACTATTTTTATGGTTCTTAGCAAACTCACCACCAATTAATACTACATCCTCTTCAAGTAATATAGGAACATGATGAGCTTTATCTATTCCTTGGATAGTTTGTCTCGCCATGTCAATATCAAGAGAATCAATAGGGGTAGTGTCAAGATTTCTCTTTTCTATCTCGTTAAAAATGATTCGATACTTCTGATAAAATACCTCATGATCAATTGGGTCTTTAACACCAACCAGTGATTTCTCGATTGACTCTTTCCATTCCGAAGTTTTAATGTACAATTGACGTACACGATCTTTGAACTTCTTAATCTCGCTGTCTGTCATCTGTTTAACACTATCTTCAGTTAATTCTTCTAATTTCATTTTTACAATTCTCCTATGGACGAAATGTTATTATTACCCAAAGGACTCCATCTATCGGTTCCTTGAGGTAGGGGTTTGTCTACAAGTAGTTTTTCATTAGGTTGCCTTTGTTTCTCTAAGGCATCATTCATGAGGTGAAAGTTTTTAGATGACATCAGGTAGTAATTAACCTGTTTATTACCTTTGAGACGCACGATAGCCCACTGATCCGAGTCTATGATACCTACAATATCTTTAGGGTCACAGAACAAATCTGATACATGGTATAGTCTAGGAACCTCCATCATCATCCCCTATAACCTGTGTAGATTTCTTATTACTTAAATCCATATTAGTCAAATGAGTTCTTTCTATATCCTTCAAATTCCTATCAGGGATAGAAGGGGAAGCCTCTTCACCATTAAGTTTGAATTCTACAGGAACCAATCTTGCATCAATGAAATACTCATCTGGAGCAGTGTTGTTCTCTGAGTTACCTAACCTATTATTTGCATCATGTGGTGTTATCATACTTGTTCTTATCTGTTCAGTAAGCCTTCTCGTAATAGAATCCTGATCTGACTGTTGTAGTTTCTTCAAATCAAACACAACTTCATACATAATGTTTGGTTCTTCTTCCATTTTAGTCCGCAAGGATGAAAACTGAGGTAACAAATATTTATTTATATTACCTGTTATCTTATTTGCTCTTGGTATTATGGTTTTCTTATTGAAGTGAGCATTTTGCAAACTGAAATTATCATATTGAGCATTATCTAAAATACCTACCATTGTAGAAGGTACTCCCATAACAGCCAATATAGCTTTCTGCATCTCTTTCATACCCTCTAAGAAATCAACATCTTGAGGGGTTGAACCTAATGAGTCAAATCTAAGGTTCTTACTTAACACTGGTGTACTACTTCTACGATCACCCGCACGCATTTCATCCCACATTTTCTTAACTTCTAAGATTTCACCTCTATTTAATGGTTTATCAGTGGTCAAAATACCCTCTATAGTACCCTTTTTGAAGAATTCTTTTGCCCAATTCAACATATGCTGGTTCAATATAACCTCATCAACTGCGGCCTGAATAGAGCCTTGACCAATCCAATCATTGAGAGGATTAAAATAAATGAATGGCACTATCTCATCTGTCTCAAATCTATGCTTTTTGGTGTATTTACGTACCTGGTAGTCATAATAAGATATCAATCTATCATCTTTTGAGGGTACAGGAGTGAGTCTAGAAGGCCTAATTGAATATAGTTCCATAGGAACTTCACCAGTGGTATCATATACTATTTCCCAATATCCAGTGCCTACAAGGTCTAAATATATGGATAATTCCTCTAAAAGCTCATATTTGGTGGTTTGAGGGTTGGGATTATTGAGTACATCAATTAAAGCATGATTCTTAATCTCTGTGATATCAGTGGTGTTATTCTCATCATCACGCTCTTTTTTAATGAGAATATAGTCCAAATCGGCTATAGTACTGGCAATTACATTACAAGTTGAATTAACCCATGTATCTTCTTGATAAAGAGAAATCCAATCTTCCATTTCCGATGGATTAGTTAATGAAGATATATGACCATAGGCCCCTCCAAGAATTACCCCTATTTGCTCTGATACTTTATCAAACTCAACATTTTCTTCAACATTTTCATTATTTTCTGTGGTTTTTTTAGACATAACGATCCTCTAATATTGTTTTTTGAATGTTTTCTATATGTTTTTGCTTATCTTCTGGACTCCATCCTAGCATTTCAATAACATCAGAAAGTTTGTTACCTTCTTTTAAGAGTTTACATGCTTCTTTTTCATCATCGGTGAGATTATAAGACTTTTCGATATCATAATCATCTATGAGAGTTGTTTTTTGATTCTTTTCGATACTTTTATCAGTTATATCTTCTATTATAGGCTCTTTGATATGGTAACGCTTCTTTGTATGTTGCCGACGTATGAAGTTAATCAAAAAGTTTTCTGTTATTTTCTTAAGATATGCTGCTTTTTGATACTTATCCCTTTTCTCATCCACTGTTTCTATTTTATCCCAGAAATTCATTAAAGCTTCTTGAATAAAATCGTCTGGGCCTAAATAAGAATTAGAGGCATTATTCCAAGAATTGTAAAAAGATATAGCAATTCTGGATACAAAGTTAGAAAATTCTTCATAAATTTCATTTTTTATTATTTTGTTCATACTGTCACAAACCTATACAAAATACATATCAAATCGAAGCGGTCTTAGGCAAAAATAGCGTATAAACTTATTAAAGAATACACTAAATTGATACAACTCTATATATAATAATAGTCCGCAGACTAAGAAAAATAAGAAAAAATAATAAAAAAATTTAAAAAAAGTGTAATCTTTAGGAGAAGGCACGGCTTTTTTATGAAAAGGAACTCATGATTAAACGTAAAAAGTTCAAAAAAAAGAAATATCGGCTGGTAAATCCCACAGTTAATGAAGTTTCGTTAGTCAATTTAGCTTGCACTGGTAACGAATTCTTTTTTATCAAGAATGGTGACACAGTTGACAAGGACATAAGCCTCGCTACTGATTCCACACTTGAGGGTACAGCTTTACAATTTGGTAATTATGTATTGCATATTGCAAAATGTATGAACCACTCATCTTCAATTGATCCTAATGAACCAAAATGGGAAGAGATAGATGAAACTAAACTTCCTATGAGTGCTTTTGCAGAAATTGGTGATCCTGAAGATAGAAGCACTTGGAAGTATCCACATCACTTTGTTAAAAATGGGGTAATAGGTGAAAGTGGACTTTACGAGAGTGGTGAATTATTTTTACATAGAGGGAAGCTCTTAGCTTTAGCTAACAGTTTTGAGAAATCGAAAGACACCGATAAGGTTGTGCTATCTGAGATCACAAAACATATTAAAGACTTAGGGCTGAATAGAAAGGAAGAGGCCGATGAGGCCGATGTTTTGGTAATCAAGTCATTTTCAAAATCAGTAACTTCTGTTGATGTTGATAAAGAGTCAGCGTCAAAGATGGCGAAAAATTTGAAATCACTTGTGGAATATAAAGAATTACTTCCTTTCAATGCACAGAAAGCACTTGAAGATTTAGTAACAAATGCTGTTACTGTTCATAAGATGGATAAATTCGATAAAGGAGATAAAGAAATGAGTGAAGCAACAAAAGACGTAAACGATTCTGATATCAGAACCGCAGAATTAGCCGCAGAGTTGGCTAGCATAAAAGAAATGCTAGAGGAAGATAAGAAACTCCGCGATGCTGAAAAAGCTGAAAAAGAAAAAGCTAAAAAAGATGCCGAAATTGAAGCAATAGTTGCCGAACGAGTTAAAGAGCAACTAGAAAAAATAGAGGCTGAAAAAGAAGCTGATAATAAAAAGTCTGATGAGGATGCTAAGATATCATCTAAAAAGACTGAAGAAGAAGAAGAAGAAGAAGAAGAAAAAGAAGAAGATCAGGATGAAATGGTTGAAATTTCACCTGAAGAACTTGCCGAATTGATGCTAGATGCTCAAGAAGGCGATAATTAAATAAACATTAATGGAGATTATAAAATGAAGATTAAAAAATCTGAATTGAATGAACTTAAGAAAAAGGCTCGAAATAGTTTCTCGAAGAGCCGAAAAGCTTCCAAGCGGAAAGCTACTTCTAGCACTGTTACAGATGTGAAGGATAACTATAGTTTTTCTAAGTTCCTTAAGGGTGTTCACACTGGTCAGTGGGATGAAGGTTCGACAGAACAGCGTTATTTCAAGAAAGCTCTTGAGCAGGACAATGAGGTTAAGGGTGGTATTCTTGTACCTACTGAGACTTCCAGTGAGATAATTGAGCGACTTGTGAACACAGCTGTTGTTCGTACTATGCCTAATGTACGTATCCTGGATATGGAACGTGACAAGATGGAGATCGCAAGGATAGAAGATGGACCTACCACTTCATGGGGTGGTGAGCTTGAAACTATTGATGAGAATGATGAAATTAGGTTTGGTTCAATTAGCCTTGAACTGAAGAAGAATGTTATCATCTATCAGATATCCAGAGAGCTTCTTATGAATGCTAACACTTCAGTTGATGACATTGTGATTGAAGAGATCGCAAAGGAAATGGCTGAGGAAGAGGATAGAGTACTTCTTGAAGGTACGGGTGGACCACAGCCTCTTGGTATCTACAACAACAGTCAGGTATCTAAGCTTCCTGTTAATGGTGTTGTTACATTTGATCACGTCACATCAGCAATGTATGAAGTTGAGAGGAAGAATCTCAATATAAATGGTTGGATAGGTAACCACAGGGATCGTCAGATTCTTAGGACTATCAAGGACAGTGATGGTAGAGCATTACTTACACATCCTTCAACCGCTGAAGGTGTCAAGGTCGATGAGCTTTATGGTAACACCGCAAAGTGGACAAACAAAGTTTCCAAGACTCTTGGCAGTGGTAGCAACGAGAGCTACATGGTTGGTGGTGATTGGAGTCAGCTGATGATAGGCCAGAAGCCGGGTCTCAGAATAGAGACAACTCAGGAAGGTGGCGATGCTTTCGCTAAGGATTCAGTCCTTATCAAGGTAGTACGTTACATTGATGCTACACTGCGTCATCCTGAAGGTTTCACAATGTTGACAGGTCTTAAGACTTCGTAAGCAACAATTATAATTATATAGGAGAATAAACATGCCTAAAGGTATAAGTCAATTAAAACGATCGGTAGTGTTGGTTAATAATGATACTCCGACTATCGCCTCCAGTGACACTGTTACTGCTGATGTCGATATGGGAACTTCCCGTAATGGTTACCTGACTCTCGCAATTGCGGCAGCCGCTAACCCTCTGGAAGATGTCATTCTTGGTACTTCTGATGAATCAGATGCTTTCACCACAGGGACGGAGATTCCTGCGGACGATAGAGCTACGCTAGTTATTATGACGAATGATAGCTCTAGTGGTGTAAGTGTGGCTAATAATAAGATTTCTTTTACTTCTTCGGATGCAGGTTACTACGTATTCGATGCTAAGTATCTGAAACGCTATGCAACCCTCCAGTATACCGCAATAGCTTCTGATACTGTATTTACTGCTGAGCTTATGGGATTAGACCTTGCAGATGCCCCTTACAAGGATGGCGCTTCAAACTATAGTAAGCTTGATGGTGGCGTAGTTAGTACTTAATTAAATAATTGATATCACACTCGGTGGGGAAAATCTTTACTCCTTTCTATATCCCCACCGATGTGTGTTATTATTAGAAAGGGTTATTTAATGATTAAATTTGATAGTGAGAAAGAACCTAAGACCCATAAGATACAGATAAATGAGTTAAAATATCAATGTATCAATGGAACAACTTACACTGGCGATTATAAACGTAAGAAAATAAGTAAGAATAAGTATGTAATCGTTTGGGTAGGGGAGGAAGTATGGGTAACTGAGGAAGCCGCAAATGAATCAGTAAAGTGTGGTTGTGCAAAGATAGTAGCAACAAGAAGCACAGCTAACGCTATTAATAACATAGATAAATCTGAAGCTGAGATTTTATCATCAAAAAGACATAGAGGCCCTAACAAACGTAAACCAGGTAGGCCAAAGATTAAGAAAAGGTATGATAGACCAGGTAGACCAAAGGGATCAACCAATAAAAAGAAAAAAAGTAAAGTTGTAAATAAAGATCAAAATGAATTCATAAATACGGATTCAGAAAAAATTGAAGGTTAAAGTTTATGGCTGATGCTGGACAACCACAAAAAATAAAAGTATATCAAACTCAGAAAACGACTTTTCAAGTAAGTTTACCATCTGATTATAGTTCTGTTTCAGATTATATTTTTAATTTCACGGTAAAGAATAGTAATTCTTCTGATCCTATTATTGAGAAAGAATGGACAGGCTCTAACAATGCTTTATCTGGTTATTCCACAGCATTTACATTAAACGTATCGGACACCAACCAACCATTAGGTGAGTATAAGCTAGCTGAATTATGGATGAGAGATGAAATGTCTGATGCTTACCGAATATGGCCTATACAAGATAAAGAAGGACACTTTTATATCTTACCATCAGCTAAAAACTTTTTAACATAATAAACATATACATAAAGTAGTATTAATTACTTGTTTTTAGGTTTTTAGGTGAGTAAATGAGCAATAATAATATAGAAGCTGAAATAGTACAAAAAACTATTGATGCAGAATTATCTCATAATGTAATTCAAGCTGAAATTGGTAATGTTCAAGTAGTATCTGGCTCTGATACCCCTGCATTAAGAAACCACATATCTGATCACTCAATTCATTTTACAGTCAGTGAAATACATCATTCAGATATACAAGGTATTGGAGTAAACACTCATGCTCAAATTGATACTCATATCGCTGATTCTGATATTCACTTCGATAAATCTGATGTTGCTTATAGTGACTTGGGAGGTAACCCATCAGATAGGATAACAGCTGGTACTAACCTGTCATGGGATGGTGAT